CCCCCAAATCACCACGCGCCGCATCAGCAGCGCACCGAAAAATGCAAGAACCGGCATCAGCGCGACACCATCACCACGCCGATCACCAACGCAGCAGCAGCAGCAACCGCTGCCCATATTGGCACCTCAACACCCGCAACAACCACCGAAGGAGCCGGAGCCGGAGCCGGAGCCGGAGCCGGAGCATAACCGGAACCAACAGGAATCAGGCCAACACCTCCACCTTGATATGAAACCGGAGTAGGTGTTGCAGTCTCAGCCGGTGAATCAACAGAACTCAACAACGAACTACCGACAGACGCGGCCAAACCATCACCCACCGCGCCTAACAACGAATCCCAACTAAACCCCGACATAACCTAACCCCCTTATTTTGCCACCGGAACAGGTGCTTTTGAATCCGCTTCAATCACTTCAAAAACAGTCGAAATATTACCCGCAGCAGACACCGTAGGAATAATTTCAAACGACTGCACCGCAGTACTCAAAAAATCCATCCGATTAAATCGCCCCGGCGCAGTCGGCAAAAACGAGAAAACCCCCACTTGACTTGAATAACCAGAATCATCAATAAGGCCGTCATTAGCCGATTTTGTCATATCGAAAACTGTCACACCCTGCCGATTAATCTCCAAACGTTCAACCGTTGCGGACATCAGGTGCATAGAACGAATACGCGCCCCGCGCGGAAATGTTTTGTAGGGGTTTCGGCCAGTAATACCCGCCTGCAACGTATCCTCATAAATGCGCGGAATAAATGCACGGACATTATCAGAAGAATACAAATTACGACCGACGAAATAACCTCCAACACTCGGCAATTGTGGCGCACCCTGATAAGCAGAACTCCATCGAATTTTCAGCACCAGCGAATCGCTCTGCATCGTAACCAAAGACGTTAGATGCTGCCCTTCATCAGTCGCTGCACTTGAGTCAGCAAACGGAATAACCAAACGCTGTGAAGTATTTGTAATTCCCTTCACAGCATTCAGCAACGCAAGAGCGCTAGGACTCACTGACACAATCGGATCACCATTTAACAAAACCTCAATTCGCGCAGCACCCAAGAGCAAATCAGTATCAGCAGACTCCAATGCAATAGAGTCATAAATCAAACCGGTATCAAGATTTAAGGTGCTGGTAGCGCCCCAACTATTACCAGACAGCGCATCCAAAACTTTTACAGATTGACGCATATTTTTCTCCCCTAGCTCAATGCACGACGAACAGAAGGAATTTTATTTGTCACTGCAATAGCGACAAAACCCATGATAAGACCGATAGCCGCCGACATCGCCACAGCTTTAATTTTTGCTTTACTCATTCAACCAAACCCCAAAAAAATCAATTAATAAAAAACACAACCCCTTTTAACACTCTATTCCGAAAGTGTGTCAAGGAAAATATTCAACACCCGCAAAAAACGGCGATTGTTTCACATGAAACACCTTGTTTTTTTTCCCTTTATCGCCCTCCAATTTTCCGGAAAAAACCACGTCACCCGACCTCTCCATAAACTCAATTTTTCCCGAACAGATCACCCCCCGATCACTGTTCCATTGAACCCATCTCAACGGCTCTGCCGGAATTTTACCGACATCAATCCCTAATTTTTTAGCAATATACTCTCTATCCGAAAGTGTGTTGTGCCGCGAAATATGCAAAAAAGTGGCATTATTCATAATGCTCTTATCCACTTCTTGCCCCCTCTGCACCGTCCCAATCAGCAGCATTCCAAATGCCAACCCCTGATTTATCAAACGCCCCCACGCCCCACGCGCCGCCCCACTTGCACCATTAGCCGCTAATTCTTCACACACAATCGCCGCCGGTTCGATCAAATTAAACACCCACGCACATTGACAGAAATAATCGAACGCCCCTTTTTTAACTGAAGTGAACGAAATTTTTTGCGCTTTTTTCGCTCTCACAGCATCGAATAACTCAACAAAATCAGTTACAGCTAACCACCCCCTTCCCCGCCCATACTCGGCCTTAGGATCGAACACAATCACCCTTTTCTTTCCCTCCAAGATTTTATTTACCCAGACACTTTTCCCAGAACGAGAAACGCCGATCCCGACCACTATCTGCCCATCATTACGCTGCCCCATCACCGCCACCCTTTTTTGCAATCTCTGACCGTACCACCCCACCAACCCCTTCCCCATCTTCACCCTCCACCCCACTTTTTTTCTTGGCCTCAACAACAGCTCGATAAAACCCAAAACCCGCACCCAAAACCGCCAATTCCTCTTTATACGCTGCCAGAAACTCAAATATTCCATCTGGAAAATATTTATAAATCAAATCAACAGCCGCAACACCCAACGAATTATAATTATCATCCGATACTACAACACCTGCGACACCCTCTACCGAAAATTTCAACCCTCCAACCACCATCATCAGAGCCATCCCCTTCTCTGCTGAAACATCTTTTACAGCCTCAGCCCCCGCCGCCTCCACCGCAGCCCGATCATCACCGCCAAGCTCTGCTTCAATCTCTGCTAGCTCTCGCTCAACCGCAGCCGCTGAATCATCAACATCATTCATAACTCAACCCCCATCCCAAAAAACCCAAACCCACCATCATCACTTTCTTCATCTATTACCCGACCTTTTTTTTCAAGCTCCCCTTCAATCCAGACCCGACCCGCTTTTGTTTGAAATTTTATAAGTCCAAATGGACATAAAGCATAGTACCCACCCCGCGAATCACGCCGAATCTGTACCAGCCCATCAATAGATAAACCATCCCACTCCTGTATAAGCTCACTACTCATTTACTGCCACCATGTATAACCGAATAATGATTACCATCTCCAAACCGACCACCCCAACGACATAGTTCATGTTGTGATTCCCACCACTCCCCCAACTCACGATGCCCCTCAGTAGATTGGACAAACTCCCCGCCATACATCAGATTTAAATCAATAGCCAATTTAATTTTATGACAGCTATTTGGGTTACCGTAAGACTGTCTCACTCCCATTACCCCAAACGCACGAGGCGACCTAAACAGATCACCCCCACGAATTTCAAAACCAAGAGAATGGGCCTTATCTATCAGACGTGGCAGCAATCTCATAAAAAGTTCCTGCTTCTTTCCGAGCCTCATTTTTTACCATCCACACTAAAAACATCATAAACCCCAAATATTGCCGAAACTGCCAAAAAAACAGAATCCACAAGATCAGCACTAACCACCACCACAGCAGCAGACAAAACCAACGCTAACCCCCGCCACGTTGTCCTCTCCCGCATCCTCGCCTCAATCCAACACATCGTCAATCCTCTCTGCCATCTCTGCCAAAACCCCCACCAAATCATCGAGACATTCAACCGAAAGCCGAACTGCCGGAATCATCATAACCGCCACCGGCATTCCATTTTTAGACTTAACTATCTTGCTCTTAACATCCGCTACTTTTTCCGACAAACTCACCACCAGACTTCTCCCCGCCCTCTCTCTTTTCGTTTAATTTTTTCCGACAAATCCAAATTATTCACCGGAATAACCGCACCCCCACATGGGGGGTTACAGTTATTTACAGGACTCCAAGTGGAGCCAGAGCCAGAGCATACCACCCCCGCCCTTTTCCGGCAATCCTCCGGCAAATAGACTACCTCCCACTTATCACAGTGAGTCTCAACCACCCGCCCCACATCATCACCCACCCCCCGAACACTACCGGAAACCACGTCACCATAAAAACCCAACTTTTCAGGCTCAAAAATCAGCTTTAACGCACCGCTCAACTCGCAATATCTTTTCCAATCACCCGCATCAGCAGCAGAACGCGCAGACTCCAACACACCCCCAACCGCCACAGGAACACGCAAACGCCGCAACTCACGCCACACCCCAACACGCCCCCCGCCGAACTGCTGAAACTGACGAATACCCCACAGCGCCGCCCAAGCGTCTACCCTCGCCGCCGAATCCGCCACACTTTCCGAAACCTGCACTTGCCCACCGTCATCATCAGTGGCGGTAGAAAAATCCAACCCAACCCCGTCTATATTTTTTGATATATATTTCGCAACGTACCCCGCAGCCGATACCGATTTTTTAATCCCATCTTTACCAACAATCTCTTTCACCATCCGCTTAACTTTCACTCGATTATGAAACGCCCCAATATCGCCACCGTCAAACCGCAACCACGACTCCCTAATGATCCTCCGTATTTCTCCCAATCTATCCGACCACAGAATCAAATGCCAATGAGGACACCCGTCATGATGAGGCTCAGCGACACGAAACCCAAACCAATCCATCCCCGCTTTTTTAATCCGCGCTCTCGCCAACCCCCAAGCCCTTGTTAAAAACTCCTGCCCGTCCCTCGGGTCACCGCCGCCATAAAACGGATTATCACCGCCAGAAAACAAAACCCTATGATACCGACTTGATGCCGTCAAAGTGTAAAAATCACCTTTCCACCCCCGTGAGTCTGCCAAAGCCTCAAAACCACTTATCCTTGTCATCAACTCATTGCGCCGAATCTCTGGATTAGAGACAGTACCCGCCGCGACATCAAATAAATTCAGCGTTTCACCCGTCAACTTATTAACAATATTTGTATTCTTTAGACTCAACTCGTTTCTATCACACGCATCACGCCGCCAGCGCACTGCAAAATCAGAGCAATACTTCCCCTTTTTACCGCCATACAAATTCAGCGCACCCGCACCCCTCTCAAACGACCGAGCGACAGAAACACGCAACCGCCTCAACCACCACCGCCTGCACCCCATTCTCGCCACGTTTGCCGCCGTATTTTCCGCTAACCCATCAACACCAACAGCGACACACAAACTAACAAGATCCTCATGCGAATAGCCAACAGCAACACCGGAACACCAATCAGCCGCGTCTCTTATCTCTGAATCATCAAACCCGATATGAGCAGCAGCACCCAACGACCCAACAAACTCCACCGCCTCAGCAGTCAAACGCCGAGCCGCGCCAATGCAATCAACGCCCTTCACAAATTTTTTAGATAACGCCCACTTAAACGCCAAAGGTAACCCTTCAATAACAGCATAAAACTCAAACCACCCACACTGCGCCTTATCTTCCAAATACTCACGGACATTCACAGACACAGCCCCAGTGAACGATTTAAATCAGCAACACGCCGCGCCGATTCTGCACGTTCGACACGCCGCCACCCCGCATGAAGTGACGCACGAAAAAACACATACGCAGATTCACGCGCAGTAGAACGCCCAAGCATATCCCGAATTTTTACAAGCTCTCGCTCTCTAATAGTCATTTTATTTTTTCCTTTGCTTTTTTTGCTTTAATTTTGCCCAAGGTGATCAAGCCTTAGGACTTACAGCAAAAGTGCAGGCAGGAAGCCCACTGAACGAATCTACAACAAACTACACCCTATTGTCAACACCACCACCTTTATTATGCGCGACATCACAAAGAGCCTCAAGCACTGCCAACCGCTGAGAGTGATCATTTATACGAGTAGTGAGCGAATCAATCGACAAGAAAAGCCGCCGCCCAAACCACGCCAACAGCATTATATTACACCCAACAAGCGCCTTAATCACATCCGCATCAGTCACAGCGAAACACTACCAACAGCCGAACCTATCACCTCAGCAGCAGCAGCAAAAAACAACCACGCCACCACCCTCATAAATCTACACCATGCTCACGAATCGCTGAAACATAGTCACGAGTTGAGTTTGGGACAAAACCCAGGCCCTTATTCGCAAGGTTTCCCTCACCCCAATTATACGCGATCACAGCTCTCTCCCATGAACCGAACCGCTCAAACATCCGCCGCAAAAACTCACCAGCATATCGAATCGAATCCTCTGGATCTGTACCCTGAACGTAGGGATGCCAACGAGGAGTTAACTGAGCTATTCCGACCTCCCCAACCCGACCCAAAACCCGACCCCGAATAATATCCTCACGATACCGACTCTCATTCCAAATTAACCACGCCAGCAAACCAGCAGGCATTGAATTTTTTAACTCTGCCTCCATGATCCACGGCAGATAATTCGCCGCATTCTCCGGCAAACCGGCATAAACCCCGCCGTAATTCACCACGTCAGCAGCACCGGCAGCACCGGCAGCACCGCCCGACCTAAAAATATAAGCCGCCACCGCAGCAAGAGCCAGCAACCCCGCCCCCCCGCCTACCATTTATTTTCTTCTTCTTTTTTATGCCGCGCTATTTTATCGCCCAACTCTTTGGCGTATTGCCTCTTTTCGTCACGATCAGAATCACGCTCTACTGATTCAAAATCCCCATTGTCTTTTTCCGCCTCCTCGTCGTCTGATTCTTGAAGTTCAATACCCAGAACATCTTGAATCTCTGACACATCAGCAGCATTACCCAGAGCGATCATAAAACGATTAAACCGCGCTTTTAAATCAGACAATTCAAACTGCAAAATCTCGATTAATTCCGTATCACTTACACCCGCCCTTTTTCGAGACTCAGCAACAACCGCTACTTTTTCCGCCACTGTCTCAGGTACCAAAACCGCAACCTCTGAAACAACAGCAGGATCAACAACACCCTGAACCGTTGCCAAAATATCACCATTAACCACATCTTTAATAATCATAAACCCCCCTTAAGACCATTATGCAAAACCCCATCATCAATTCCGACAAACGCCGACCACTCAACACCCCGATCAACACGCCCCAAAACTAACGCAGGCAACACCACCAGAATCTCCCCACTTCCCTCTATTCTAGCGTTTGCCAAGGAACCATAACCGCCCGTTTTCCCATCAGGATATGCTGTCGGGTTTGGCTGCAAAACGCCCAATTCAGCATGATCCCCCCAAAACTCCCATCCACCCCCCATTTCATCAATAACACCAGTTCCACCGGTTTTATTTTTAGCACCAGGAATCCACCATTCACCGCTCACGACCTTAACGAAAGCGCCAAACATCACCCCACCGCCACCGCCACCGCAATTCCAAAACGATGACACTGCCGCCGCCGAATAACTCACAATATTAAATCCCTGATGAAAATACCCCGCAGAACGCCCCACGCCATTTAAAAAATCAACAGCTACAGAATCAGCACCCGAAACCGCAGCCGCGCCAGCCTGAACCGCACCCGCAACCGAAACAGAAACACCCGCACCCACCACCACATTCTCCGGCATTCCGTTCAACAATCCCTGCCCCTGATTTGGACTCAGCCGCAACACCCCCTCACCCAAAACAGATTTAGACATCTTAGTCCTAAACATTTATCGTTCACTCCATCGTTCAAAATTAATTTTTAAAATACAACTCGCAGCGTTTGTCGCCACAATATTTACATTACCCGCACACTCCAAACGCACTCTATCCCCCGCCGCCAGCTCCATTCCAGCTCCAAGCCCCCCCAACTCCAAACGCCCAGCCGAGTCATAACCATTTTGAATCCAAACCGCCTTTAAATCACGATCAGGATCAATAAAATACGACGACCCCGCAGACAAAATAATATCAACAGCACCACCAAACACTAACGCAGGCATTGAAATAACCGGATTTTCTCCAACAATTTCATTATCAGCAGATTGATAGGCAAATAATTGAGAACCTCCAGAGCTCAAAACCTCCCACTCATATCCACCGACATTAATCACAGCGCCCAAACGCAACTTTACAGCCTGATAACCACCACGCCTACGCAAAAAAACATCTCCACGCGGCAACCATGAAACAGAAATCAACCGCTCAGAAAATGAAATATCTTGCCATTCGTTGACGTTTTTAATGTCTACAATATTTTGATTAATCGCCATTATTTAACCACCATTACTACACCCACCAACGCTAGCACCGCGCCAACTGCATACAAGGCTTTAAGCATTAACTTAGAATCCCCCGCTTTCAAATCACGCGCTAACTGCGAAATATTATCCACCTGATCCCCTGCCAACATCCGCACCGAATCCAACGCATCAGACTGAGCAGCAGCAGCACCCCGCGCCGCATTCTCAGCAAATCCCAACGCATCAGACTGAGAGAAGGCCGCCCGATCCGCCGCATCACTCGCAAAATTCAGAGCATCGTTACCGAATCCCAACACAGAATCCAGCGCTAACGTATTAGATGCAATTGCATCAGACCCAAGACCAAACGCCCCATAAGCCACCGAATCCACAACATCCAAAGCATCAGCCTGAGCCTCAAGAACATTATCCCCCGCAGCCCGTTGCACAGCATACGCACCCAGCGCAGCAGTCTCAGCGAACCCCAAAGCCGAATCTACAACACCGCCTGACAAATCTTGATTATAAACAATCGTTGTATTATCAGAACCCGAAGTGGTAACCCCGCGATCCTGAGCAGCAGCACTATTCGTAGTAACAAAATTATCTGTATTTTGTGTTGTCGATGTTTCGCTACCACCAAACCAACTCCCCACGTTAACGCCCCCTCACAATCAAAACCACAACTACTGCCAACACGCCCCCAGCAATTAACCACGGGGAAACCCCGCCGCCTGCACCAGCGCCGGAATTAGAGCTAAAAACAGGACTAAAACCGACAGAATTCAACCCCTCAAAACCACCAAAAGCGCTATCCCCCGCCCCCGACGAAAACGCCCCATCTGCTGATACTGCAATCGAACCCTGCCCACCCTCAACTGCCGACATCAAACCACACTCCGAAATTTAAAAAATAACCACGCTCCAAACATCCCAGCCAACACCCACGCCCACTCACTGAACATCTCAACAACAACAACCTTAATTCCCAACGCAGCAGCAACCGCCGCAACCCCCCAAATCACCACGCGCCGCATCAGCAGCGCACCGAAAAATGCAAGAACCGGCATCAGCGCGACACCATCACCACGCCGATCACCAACGCAGCAGCAGCAGCAACCGCTGCCCATATTGGCACCT